GTCATTAAATTAGTTCTTGTAACAGTTTTAGCAATGTTCTGCGTATAAAAAGCAACGTCTGAGACAGCTAGAGAATTGGCATCATATTTCAAACGCTTGATCATTCTCGTGCGAGCAGCTTTAGCAGCAGCTTCAGTCTTATAAGTCTCACGCCCCCAACGCTTCTCGTTAACAGTTTGGGTGCTGTTGATGTCATAAACGACGTAAGACATGTTGCTCTCCTCATTCCCTATAATACATAATAGCATGAGATACACATCAGTCAACTGATATTTTTGTAACAAATATCATTACAATTGTAATGAAAATATTATCCCATTGGGTTGCGGCGTTTGTCCTCAGCACGGATTTGACGTTGCCAAAGAATGTAAGCATAGCTATGTGGAGTACCATCTAGCTCCCATGCATGTAGCGCACCCAACTTATCTAAAGTTAAGTTAGTAACCGATAGCTTAACCAACTCTTCAATAACCATTGCCTTCCATGCTTCCAGTGTGGTATTCTTCCTGGTAAAAACAACTGCCGGAGGCTTTCTTTCTTTAATAATATTCTGTGACCAATTTGGAGTAGTTTTGCTAGCCATTTTCACTTTTCCTTGTTTTGGTCGAAAAAAGTACACCGAGCGGGATAACGGAATCGAACCGATGACGAAAGATTGGAAATCTTTAGTTTTACCCCTAAACTAATCCCGCTCGCTGTACTCTCCAAAGTATTTAGTTGTGTAGTTAACCATGACCACACACGAGACTATTAAGCGTCCAACCTTATTATTATTTAACAATACACTAAGTTAACAGCAGTGTCAACATTATTATTTGATAAAGCCATTGCAATTGCTAATGGTTCATGAAAGAAACTTATGGAACTTAAACCACTTAGGAACCATGGATGAATTATTTTTTTATCCATGAGAATAATTTCTGAAGAAGTAATTTTGGTAACACGGAAATTATAGTTCTTATAACCACGATCGCACATAATATCATAACTACGCTGGGTAAGTCTAAAACCATTTATCTTATCCGAATTATACCAAAATAAAGGATATCCTTTATCTATTTCTTTAAGATGAGGTATTACATCTTTGGCATACTGTGCCAGTTCCATAGTCCAGCTAAGTTTGGTTCTTATGGTTTCGTTGGAAATATTTGTTGCCTTTTATATAAATAAGTTAGTCTTAGGAAATTAACAAATGTATTTAGTAAACAAATATACTCAATGGTATCATTCTTTAATTAATAAAGCTATCAACCGTAAATTACCAAATGATGTATATACCGAAAAACATCATATTATACCTAAATCTTTAGGTGGAACTAATAAGAAAGAAAATTTAGTGCGATTAACTGCAAGAGAACATTTTATTTCTCATCTTTTATTGATTAGAATGACTTCAGGTGTTGATAAAGCCAAAATGGTAAATGCAGCATTGAGATTGGCAAATGACGGCAAAAATAGAAAAGTTAATGCTAAACTTTATGAACATATTAAAAAAGAACGAAGAAAATTTCTAAGCGAAACTATGTGTGGTTCTGATAATCATTTTTATGGTAAGACACATAGTGAAGAGACTCGGAAGAAAATGTCCGAATCAAGAAAGAAATGGTCGTATAGTGAAGAACATATTAATAAGTTTCGAGGAAGAGTTGGGCCAATGTTAGGAAAAACTCATAATGAAGTAACAAGAATAAAACTTTCAAATGCTGCAAAAGGCAGAATTCATTCAGACGAATCTAAAACTAAAACATCACAATCTTTGTTAAAAAAACATTTAACTCGATCTGCTGAGACAAAAGAAAAAATGAGACAATCTAAAGTAGGCATTGAACATCCTGTTAAAGAATGTATATATTGTGGCAAAACTGTTGCAGTTGGTATGTATGCTAGATGGCACGGGGATAAGTGTAAGGTTAAGGATAAATTTGTTTGCCTTGATCCAATAAAACAACAGTAAATTTATTTGTCTTAAACTTAATATTGAGTTTTTTTGCCAAGTTAATTGCATGTCCCTTGTTACTAAACGATACTTTTTTATACTTTGGTCCTGGATATTGTGCTAGTAGATGTTGAGTTTTTAAATTAATTGGTTTTGCATCATAGTATACAGCCCAAATGCCTTCACTAGCCAAAACTTGATCTGACTTATATGTAATCTTGTCTGTTTGTTCCAATAGGACACTGGGTTTAGGTCTTGACATAACTCAATTTACTTTGATTCACTATTATTATTTATCATTGTAAAAATAGCATTATTTAAAATGATTTTCCATCTAATACAACTGTTATCTCAGCTGACTTTTCCAATTTATCTTTAAGATCACTAACTACTTCTTCAGTAGAACGTAGTACTAATAGTAAATCCATAATGTCAGTGTGTAAATCTCTTAGCTCTTTGTGAGTCATTATAACTTTACCTTCGCCCACAAGATGCTTACATTTTTGATTAAACTGCTGAATATGAAAACCATTAAATGGGGTCATGATGTAACCTTAGCTGTTCCATCATTTCCAATTTGGATTTAAATGGCCCTTTATATTCATAACGCTGAAGAGTAATCAACTTCGGACTAAAGCTTTTAACCCACCCATGTTCAAATTTGATGATATAATATCCTGCACAATGATAGCTATTGCTTTTGCTTGTCTTAGTATAGATTGGCAGCTTTCGTTCTACATGCCATAGTGCATTATGTGGAGTATGTGCTGTGGGAAAGTCATAAACTTCCATATCTAAATTGGGCTTTGCAGGTTTCGCTCGCTTATTAAAGCTGACATTATACCTTTCAGCTAACTCATTTAAATTTTTAAAAGTGTGGCTATCATTACCAATTACAGCAGTTACAGAATCATTCTTAACACTGATAGTTCCTACTCTCTGCCCATTATCTTCTTCAAGAATCCAAAATTTATTCTCAACAATTGATTTTGCTTTCATTTTAACACCCTACATCTTGATCTGCGTCAACAATAACTGGATCTTCTTTTTTCTTAATGGTCCATGTGCCGTTTTCATTGTCGATCCATGACAAGTCAGTTCCTTCACTCCAGCCCATTTGACTTAGTAAGTCTGGTGGAAATGGAAGCATTAGCTCTCCAGTCGCTAGATCTGTTACAACTTCTACTGTCCAAGAATATGGTGTTGTCATGCTGTCTCCTTAGGAAGTTTTTGACTTAGAATTTCTGCTACACCCTGTGCATTTTGACTCATACGTTCGAGATCATACTTGCCACAGAATTTGATAAACTTAGCACCAACCATGCTAACATTCTTAGGCTCGATACTCATAAGATAACTGTCGATGTTTTGTTTAATATCTGCAGGTTGGCATGTAAGGTCAATTAATGTACGGTTCTGTTCATACTTGTCTAGTACACGATGCTCAACACCATCATGATCAGTCCAACGCTGAAGCATCATGTTATTCCAAGCATAACCTTTCTTGTCACGATCGTCAAATGCTTCCAGTAGCCCAACTTTTTTAGCAGTGCCTTTGGTACGCACGCCTGGATATGCTGAGAATACATTATCAGTTGCGTCGCCACGCATGATCTTTTCAAATAAGATCCATTTTGGATCGCCCGGAACCTTATGTTCGCCAGTCTTCTTATCCTTTACGGGCTTGCCCTTGTCATCATAAAAACCATCTAGCTTAATAGTTTGATTAGTTACACCATTCTCAATGATTACATTGGGTGCAAGCAACTGGTAAAAATCAGTGTCAGTGCTGCAAATAATATGATCATCGGCAGGATGTAAAGCAATCCATCGAGCAATAAGATCATCAGCCTCAGCATGATCGCAGCGAATAACACTGCTATTAGTACTTGCATCAAGCCACTTAACAAGATCATCATATGTCTCCCAAAACAGTTTATCCTCTTCCGCTTGAGTTTTACTCATAGCATCTTTAAGATCCTGTCTGTTTCGCTTATAAGTTGCAGTGTGACTCTTACGCCAACTTCTTGCTTCTAAGCAAAAGATAACATGATCGGGTTTAACCTGCCGCCATGTCTTCAACAATGCGTTAAATGTGATGTGGAGACTCATTCCTACCTTGCTCCAGCTGTCTGCTCCGCGAGCAGCAACATGACGAGCACGAAAGAACATGTTTGATGTATCAACTAGCAAATATTTCATATTATTAATATATGCTACTATTACTGGTTTGTCAACCAGTAATCAGCTAATTTCAGTTTTTCCGTCACCTAACGGAGTTTTCCTAACTAGATTAGCACCCGACAATGCACTGGGTTTTACATTAGTGCCTTGAAATTCATCTGAAGCAATATTTTTACAGACATCATTTAACCACTTGTCTACGATTTCCTCATCGTTATTTCCAACATATCCATGGGTAACCAGTAATTCAACAAATTCTTTATTCCAATCCAGTTCAATTGAACCAAGCCTTGGATTAGCAGGGTCAAAATCAAATTTAAGAACGTCTACTTTAGGCTCGATCTTTGGTTGAGCTGCGGGCTTTTCTTTCTTGACTCGTGGCTTACGTGGCTTTTTTGGTTTGATTAGTACAGCAGGGATTTCTACTACGGCAGGTTGAATTTCCTCAACCTGCTTAACTTCTTCCTTCTTTTTAAAAAAATCAAAAATGCTCAATTGCAAACCCTTACATCTCTTGTACCCAAATAGCGACCATAACGATCCACTACATCTTGCTCTTCAACCCAACAATGGCGACGATAACGATCATAAACTAATGCACTGCCTAAACCCAATGCAAGTCCACCAATGATAGCAGGACCAACCCATCCCCCGCTACGATGAGGTGGATATCGTCGATATTGAGCATTTGCAGGAATAACCGTTGCAGCAACAGTAATTAAAGTAAGCATAGTAATGGTAAACTTACGCATTTTAGTCTCCTTTATACTTTAATAAAGTATAGCATATTTACATTATTTGTCAAAGCAAATAATTGCTTACGCAAGTCCTGCAAATAGATGTAATTGCATATTAAAAATATATCCATTCTTAGCACAATATGCTGCTGCATACTTGTGGTTTTTTTCATTGCTTTTATAATCGAGTAATCCGGGTTCCCACCAAGAAATTACCTCATCAACAGCACTGCGTTCTTCCAAACTAATGCTATTCTTCTCACTGCGAATCTGCTTGCTCTTCTGCGGCTCACGGTTATAAACATTCATTGGACTAATAAAAATCTTTCGACTGTCATTCTGAGCCCAATCTGGAATGCTACTATAGGGGCTATCTTGATCTG